TGGGGAGAATGATGAGCTTTCTGTAAGCCCAGAAAAAGAACACTTATTAACAATATAGAAACTAATTGCACGCTGGAGATCATCAGGTTTCTTGTGATTTGAACTAAGATACTCTTTGCTTTCCAAAAAGAGAACTTTGGCTCGATCTGGATCATTGTGCCTTTGTTTGAGATTTGTGAGATATTTCTTAATTTCATCACCGTTATCTCTTAACTGTTTCCAAAAATTGATAAGAGGTTCATAAAGATCATTAACCCAAATGTTGATGTTTGGATACTGTTGAGTTACATAAAGTGCGACAGATCCTCCACCAAGAAAAGGTTCACGATACTCTTGATATGTAGAAAGATCTGGAAAAAATTGACTAATTTTATTTGTCGCCCTCGATTTCCCGCCAGGATAACGAAGTGGTGTTTTCAAAGATTTCATCATAGTAACTAAAAAATTGAACTGTTTCAGATAAGTTTAACTTTACTGTTATTTTAGCATCATTTATTTTCATTTTTTTTTCAACATGCTCCCATTTATAAATTCCAATTGCCTTTCGTTCTGCATCAAATACAATTAAGTAGTCAAATGATTTTTTGGGAACACCTAAACAGTTTTTATAAAAATTTTTCGTAGTAATTTCTGGTGTTTCAATATATTTGAATGCGTTTTTAACTTGTTTAAATTCATAAAAGCAGTTTTCTATATCTTTAAAATCTCTTCCCTTTTCACCATGCAAATGTTTTAAACTTCCATTGCTATTTTTAGCAAAAGATCTTTCAATTCTCCAAGAACGCCATCCATAACACTCGGATGGCATTTGTTCTTGTTTAAATTCATCAAAGATTTCATCAACTTCTTTAAAAAAAGATTTGATATCAAATTTTTTCAAATTGATCATAATCAGGTTGATGATACTTTAAAAATTCACGAAAAGTCATTTTCATTTCTTTCTGCGTCATGCCACAATGAGCAGCAGCAGCAGGAAGGTTCATTGTAGCACGAAACAATGCTTCATTTGCTTCCGATACACTTTCAGGTGTTGTCTTTTTTTGGTCCATAATGTAAAAAGAAGTTTGTAGAAAAACTAATCCGTTCTACATCAGAAGTGAATGGATAAACATAATGAATTAACCATGCAGGAAACAAATAAATATCTCCTTCTTCTGGTGCAACAGGTCCAAAGGTATGTAAATTATGTGGTGCCCATTGTCCATATTGCCATTCAATTTTACCCCCCGTTGGATTTCTACCACGTTGAGTAGGATGTTTCCACTCATCTTTCAATTCTTCAGGCACTTGTGCATAGATTACACAAGAGAAATCACCAGCATGAATATGTGGTGGATTCCATTCTCCCTTACGTTGAACATTAACCCAAGGACGATCAAGTTCAATATTGTCTAATTCATGACCAACAGGTGGTTGATACAAACCAACTTTACTCATTTGAATAAGACAATCTCCAAGATGTTCTTGAAGTTCATTAACAGTATCAACTTCCATATTGAAAGCAACTTCTCGATCAATATTTCCTGCGAGAAGATGATTATTTTCTACATCAGAATTTTTTGCTGCATCAAGAATAGTTTGACGTAAATTTTCTGAAATTTTATTCTTATAGATTACTGGTCCAAAAGGACGAATAATGTATCCAGGTTCAATAGTCATTTGAATTCACAATTACACATAATTTCAGTTAGTGCTGCCAAAAGATTGATTTCCTGATCGGCAACAAATGCAGTTTGATATTGATACTTGGCAATAATCAAAACTGCTTCAGGAATAGAATTTGGTTTGAGTGTGTCGTAAATACAATCGTAAATGTTACGAAGAATAGTATTGGGATCATTGTCTAGATTTTGAACAATCCACTTACGAACATTAGGAAATTCTTTCTTAGAAAGATATCCAACAAGTTCTTTAGTATTAACATTAGATAGAAGACTTAAAATTCCACTATCAATTTCTCCACCAGCAGAGTATCGTTGACACTCGTTTAGAATACGACGCCAATCTGGAAAATGTTGATTGATTATTTCAACAAGAACTTTTGGATCATGTTTGACATTTTCCGTCTCAAGAATAGTCCCGAGACGCTTGAAGAATTGTGCTGCAATTGCTGGTTTTTGTTTTCCACTAATGGTGAAATCGACGACTGCACATCTTGAGTGCAATGGTTCAATGATTTTGTTTTTGTAATTGCAGGTGAAGATAAATCGGCAGTTGTTATAAAATGCCTCAATATTTGCCCGTAAGAGGAGTTGTACGTCGTGGGTTGTGTTATCAGCCTCATCAATAATGATGACTTTGTGCTTTGCGTCCATTGCTGAAAGCGATACGGTCGAAGCAAAGTTCTTTGCTTGGTTTCTAACCGTGTCCAAAAATCGTCCTTCATCTGATCCATTTATTACATAACAGTCTACTTTTAGTTCGTGGCACAATGCTTTTGCCACAGTAGTTTTACCAATACCAGGAGGACCTGCAAGAAGAAGATTTGGAATTTCTCCTTTACTTACAAAATCTTTCAAGGTAGATTTGATTGCATCTGGAAGAATACAATCATCAATTTTCTTGGGTCTATATTTTTCCACCCAAAGAAAGTCATCACGATCCATAATCATTTTATACAAATAAACCCCACAAAATTGTGGTTTCTCCAAAATGGAGTGATATCAAAACCTATCTTAGCACACATTTGAGAAATTTCAAACTCAGTATTTGGTTTTAACATATGCCTGAGTTCTTTTTCTTTATCAAGAATTTGATCTGTTGAAAAATTTTTTCTCTTATATTCATAATGTAAAAACGTCATCATTTCTTGTACTCTTGGATTATTACTAAAAATTTTTTCAGCAAAAACAAAAGCACCACCAGAATTTAATCCATTATAAACAGACTGAAATAGTTGATAACGATCTTTTATTGGCAAAAACTGTAAAGTAAATATTGAAGTAATGAAGCTACAGTTTTGAAATAAAAATTCTCTAACATCATGAAGAAAAAATTCTATATTATGATCTTCTAGAGATAAAAGATCTTCATGAAAGTCTTTTTCTTTTTCTATTCCAATATAATTGCATGTACAAAAATTATTTTGCACTGCCATTTCTTTAATGAACTTTCCTGTAGAACATCCGATATCTACAACATTAGTTTCATCTTCTACAAAATATTCAGACAGTTTTAATATATCATTCCAAAGAAAATCATATCCCCTAATAGAATTTGAAATATGATTATCAAAACCTTCTAAACTATTTGCAAAAGTAAACTTACTCATACTTCATATGTAAAACAACTTGAGGTTTTGGAAACTCTGGAATTTGAATGTGATCAACCCATCCTTTAATTTTTAAGTTTGTTTCTCCCCATTCCCAAAATAGTGGATTGAAATCTATTGGATTTTCAAAAAGAAAAATATCAGCACCTGGTAATAAGTTTTCTTCAATGTTAGCAAAAAATTCTTTATGAATATTCCAATAATAATCAAATGCTCTATGAGGATTTTTAGTTTTTAGATCACTAAGTGCTTCTTCATAAGTTAAAGGAAAATATTCTTTTTTTCTTAACCAACCAAGTTCATACATTCTGCACAAATGGGGCAATCTGGCAGAAGGTGAATTACCAAAAACTAAATCATATTTGCCAGGTAATTCTTTAATGGTTCTAATTTCATAAACATCACAATTCAAATTATTATCTTCTAAATTTTGGTATAGATTTTTTAATGCCTTTGGATATGGTTCCATGAAACTCATTTTTTTTGCTTTACCCTCACCATAAAGCATAAGTCCACAACCACCATCACCAGCACACCAATCTAATCCACTTTCCCAAACTTTACCATTAGGAGACATTCTTTCTATTGCATCCAACCAATATGAATGCATTTCAGCACATCCACCATCAGTGTGTGCTGTAGTTGTATATTTTAGACCATGCCAATCTAAAGTTTCTGTAGGAGAATCTGGAATTAGAAGATATGGATCTGTTCCACCTTTTTTAACTTGCATAAGTTGAATCAGGTTCTAGTGCAATAAAGTAAGTAAGATTATAACGTTCACTATAAAATCTGGAAAGTTTCTTTTGAGAAATTACAACTTCATAACTACCAGGAATTAGTTTGATGTTTTCAATTTTGAAGTTAAATGAAAACTCAGCATCAGTTTCTCCAACAACAATCGAGTACTCATTTGAAGTATCATTCTTGCGATCACTGACGACAAGTTTAATAACTCCTGCTTCACCAACAGCAGAAAGATCAGGAAGTCCAAGAATAGAAGATGATTTCAAAATCTTTTGAAGTTGCTCTTCTTGAAGAACAAAACAAACATCCTCAGAAGGCAATTTCATCTCACGATCTGGTGGTGCAATAATTACACTAGGATCTGAAAAGAAATACTTGGAACGATTTGCTTTTCCTTCTTTAATAGAAGCATAACTTTCTTCACTAGACACATCAATATCAGGATCTTTATAAAGACCAACTGTATTCAAGAATTGAGGCAAATCATAGATTGCAAAATCCTTTGGAATATATTCTTCAATTTCAGCTTCTGCCAATACATTTTGCATTGGAGAAATTGTACGAAGTTTCCTACCTTCTTTGAAGGATAGAGACTGATTGATTGAAGTAAAGTTTTGAAGAATTTTGATTGTTTTATCAGAAAATTTCATCGTTCATTATAAGATTGAGTGGGTTCTTTATGAAACCCTGAAAAGTGGTACATCAGAATACCATAGTGAATAATCTTCAGTGCGTCAAGTTTAGAGTAACCATTCTTTTTACCAAACCTCGCAGAGTATTTGATTAAATTATCCCGACAAAAAGGAACACCATCACCAATTGCCTCGATTATATCAAGAACTTGAACCTTAGATTCCTCAGAAGTATAGTGCTGATGATATGTACTCGCAAGGTATTCTTCTACTACCTTGAGTGTTAGATCCTCATCATATTTCCAAAAACCGTTGTCAGACATCTCCATCATAATAAAGTCCAGTAGGCATTATAGCACAAAAAAAGGGGATTGAAAATCCCCTTTGTAAAAATTATAGATTGTTTATCACCAAATACCTGGAATAATTTGCCCAGTCAATGCATAAGCACCTACAGCGGCAATAAAACCTAGCATTGCTAGGCGACCATTTAGTTTTTCTGCTTTTTCGTTATGGGTTTGGTACACACCGTTTTCCATTTGATCTAGTACTCCTTTATCAATGTACATAGTTGGTTCATTGGCAAACATGTTTTGTTGGCCAAATTCATTTGATGTTACAGTCATCAATGATTTGTAACGAATTACAACAACATTATATAGGAAATATAAAGAGTTGTCAAGCCTTCAGTTGACTAAACCCTTTAACTTTTTGGAATTCCAACACATTCTCAAATTTCTCATGCAATTCGTTTTTATGCGATATGATAAAGATATTAGCATCGCTAACCACATATCTGATAATTTTAAAGAATTCATCTGTTCCCAATCCATCAAGAGAACTATCAAATACCTCATCCATTATGAGAAGATTTGTTGAGATGCTATTTTTTAATCTTGCAATTTCTCGCCAAGTAAACAACAATGACAAATCAATTCTCATTTTTTCACCTTCAGAAAAAGAAGGATAGGAAAAATTCTCATGAATTGGTGTTTGAATTTTTTCATTGAATTCTTCATCTAGTGTAAAATTGATGAAGAAGTCCATCATTTGCAAGTACTTATTGACTTGCTGATTGATGAGTGGCAAATACTTTTTGATGATACTACTCTTTACTCCATCATCTTTTAGTAGAACATTTGCTTGAAGATAGTATCCGTAATCTTCTTTAAGCTGTTCTAGGTCTGTTAGTATTTGTCTCAGATTAGATTTATATTCACTTAATTTTTCATGCTCAGTATTTCTGTTTTCAAGTCTAGTGGTAATAGTTTGAATTTCTTTTTCAAGAGTTGATCTTGATTTGTTTGAGTTAGAAATACGAATGTTGATCTGAGAAATTTCATTTTGTAGTTTAGTAATCTCCCTTTGAAGTCCGAAGAATGCTTGTTCACGTTCTTCTTCTTTTTTGATCGTATCTTCAATTTCTTGAAGATTACTTTCATAAGAACTTAGGACTTGCTGGAGCTCGTCTATTTTATTTACACGAAACGTTTCTTCAATCGTTTGTGTGCATGTTGGGCAAACCGAATGCTCTTTGAAAAATTCCAGATCATCACCAGAGTTTTGTTTCTTGTTTCCAATCTTACCTTTGAAAGTTCCAAGTTTACGAAGAGTATCTGAAGCATCTGCATACTGTTCTACTTCCTGTTGCTTGTCTTGAACTTTATGTAAAAGACTGGAGATACTTTCATTGTACTTGGAAACTTCCCTTTCACATTCAGTAATTTGGGTTTGTTTATCTTTGATATCATTCTGTCCAGTCTCTTCAATTTGTTTGATAAAGTTTTGCTGCATGATAATTTTATCAGCAATCCCTTCTTTTTTCAACTCTAAAGTCTTGGCAGTTTCTTTAGCATCCTTGATTTTGTTCTTCAAGATCTCCGACATTGAAGAAAACACTTTGATATCCAAAAGATCCTCAATCACTTCTCGCCTATGAGCAGCAGGAAGTTGCATAAACGGAACAAACGAAGCACTACCAAGAATAACAATCTGAGTGAATGACTTATAGTTCAACTTGAGGATGATGTTTTCAAGCATCTTCTGTTGATCCTGAGCAGAAGCATCCTCATTCATCTTCTTACCGTTCTGATAAATCTCAAAGATGCCAGGTTTGATACCTCGAATAACTTTATATTCGTTCCTGTTTACATTGAAATCAATTTCAACAACACAATCTTTTTCATTGGACGAATTGACAATTTGATTTTTGTTGATCTTCCTGAATGGTTTGTTAAACAACGAGAAACACAAAGCATCAAGAATGGTTGACTTACCAGCACCATTCTGCCCAACAATCAGTGTGTTAGTGTTTTGATTTAGTTTAATTGATGTGAACTGGTTTCCTGATGATAGAAAATTTTTATAACGAATTTCTTTGAACTCAATCATTATCAGATCGTGGTGGAATTACAATGTCATCTTCAGTGATTATAGTATATCTTATTCCCGCTTTTTCACATGCTGCGATTGCAACCGTATCATTGACTTTGATGACATCCATTTCTGGACAACCATCTTCTTCCATTAGCAAAGCATATCTTACAGCATCATCTTGTTCCTCAAACAAAAATACAACCTTTTCTCCAAACTCATCCTTTACCGCATATGCCCCTTCGTCTTCTAACCCCTTGATTGTAATGATATACATTACATAACCTCACACGCTTCCTGATAGATATTTTTGATTAGACTTTTGATCTTAGATTTATTTAGATCTGTCTCCAAATCATCAACATACTTATCAAGAAGCGTCATGGTGTCTTCTGTTTGATTGACAATCTCGTCATCAAAAGAAATATTATCTACTTTTTCTACAATTTTTACATCGTAAGGATTGACTTTCATTAGAGCATCCAAGAAGCGATCATACTCTTTCTCGTTACTTTTTTGTTTGACGACAACCTTGACAATTTTATTTGTGTAGTCTGTAAACTTAACTAACTGCCTAGGAGTATCATTATAGTAGATAATCTCATAAAGTGTAAAGGGATTATCAATTGCCTCTAACTCAAGAGTTTCAGTATCAAAGATATGGAAACCTCTAGCGTCATTCACGTCATTCCAGAACATTTGGTATGGATTGCCTAGGTAAAAAATTCTACCGTTATTAGATCTGGTATGGTAATGACCAGAGAATACACGATCAAATTTTTCATAAGGAAGAATGTCTGCACCATCTTCCATAGTATATCCGTAGTGTGCATAGAACCCATTGAGTTCTAAGTGCCCCATGACAACTTTTGCTTTAGTATCGTTGATCTTGTTATAGGTAAACTCTGTATTATCAGTATTCACCCAAGGAACGAAGAGTATCTCCAAACCTCCAACTCTAAGTTCTGATGCATCAACAATAACATTGATATTATTATACTCTCGTAGGAGAAGATCAATAGTGTTGATCTCGTTAGTGTTTTTATAGAAAGCAGTATGGTTTCCAACAACAGAAATGATTTCGATACCCATGTCTCGGAGACGGTCGAAATAATTTTTCTTTGCCCAATCCAGAGACCAAAAATCAATAGTTTTACGACTGTCAAAAGTATCACCCATGTCGATGACAGTTGTAATACCACGTTTCTGTAGTTCTGGAAAAAAGACTTCATCGTAAAACTTGAGAAAAAAGTCGTGATATAGTTTGGATCCTTTTTTAAATCCAAAGTGTTGATCTGTAATAATAGCGACTTTCATAGTTTTCCGCCAACTTCCCCTTCATATTTTGTCGATTCAGGAAACCCATCTTGCTTTGCTTGCAGATACCAACGAGTAGAAGATATACACAATTCTTTATGAAGGGAAGTAATAATTTCATTGCCTTCCTTATCATAAGAAGCCCAAGTCTTCCAAGGTTTTTGTTCCACTCGGAAACAATCATCAATCCATTCGTAATCACTCATCGATTTAAACGATACTGTACAGCGTCTTTAATTTGATTATATCCAGAAGTATCACCATTTTCGTCTGCGACGAAAACTTCGTCAAATCCAGATCTTTCAATAATTTTTTGTCTAATTTCTAATTGCTTTTTCTCTTTCTGAATACGACGAAGGAAAGCATAGTGAATAATCTGAGTAAAATATGCAAAGGGATTGCTAGATTTCTCTGGATTAAAATTATTAATGTACTGAACACAGTTTTCAATGCCATCACAAATCATGTCATCCTTAAACATGTAGTTGACAAAATTTGGTTTATAGGAAAGATGGGTAGCAATCTTAAGAAAACATTCTCCAAGGTAATTGGTAATTCTTGGTTTTGGTTTTCCTAAATGTTCAGCATCTTTAATTTCTTGTTTGTAAGCAACAATAGCAGTAAGGAATTCCTTATTGTTTACATAATGTTCTGATCTTTTTCGTGTCATTATCATTACAAATCATTGATCAATTATAGCATAGCTTGACAAGATGTTCAAATGTCTGTAGAATAACTCTGTCAGGGTTGAAGGTAATATAGCTTAACTACTTTTAGTATTATAAAGCTTCTCTAGAAGATCTCTAGCATCATCAACAGAAGAAATATATCCCATCTCTTTACTGATATCTGGATGAGACTGTTTGAACCCTACATTGACAACATGTTTGTAAGTTTCAATGATGTCTTCATCTTTGACTTCACTAACTGTAATGATCCTTGAAGTTTCAAGTAAAAACATTTGATCAGTAGAAAATTTTATCCATGGTTCAAATTTATACCCAGAGGGTATATTCGTTCCAGGGGAACGAATTTCTACACAGATAACTGGGTTATCTAGCATAACATGTTCAGGATTAGTTTTATCAATAATGATAAGACAAAGAACTTCTTCACCACTGATAAGTTTTACTGAAGCGTAAAACTCATCGTATAAATCATCAGATTTTGACTTGAATGATTTCATAATTAAACTTCTCCTCGTTGTAGTATTTTATACGTTCGATGAGATGGTTGAGTGTATAGTTTGATCTTGACCCTTTTTTACAATCGTCTGCTATATCGTATAGTGTTGCTTTGATTTTATTTTCGCTTTTTCTCAGTACTCTACCGATTGATTGTAGTGTCCTAATTCTGGACTTGCTTGGAGATGAGAAAATAACGTTGTGCAAGTTCTTGATGTTGATGCCAGTTGAGAATGTTCCGAAAGAAGCAATGATGATTGCGTTGTTTTCCTTTTCAGTAATTCTTCTGACTTCTTCTCTTTCTTCAACGTCCACGCCACCGTGAACGAAGAATACTCTTCGATCACTAGTATTTATGAGGTCATAAAGAACCTGTCCATGTGCGGAGACCCGACTAAAAAGGATCAAAGTATTTCCTTTAAGATCG